CCTAGTCCTGTGCCAACACCAACACCTAGTCCAACTCCTAGTCCTGTGCCAACACCAACACCTAGTCCAACTCCTAGTCCTACACCTGGAACCACTCCTAGTCCGACACCTGGTACAGACGGAACCGGAACAGACGGAACAGGAACAGATGGAACCGGCACTGGCGATGGAACCGGCGATGGAACTGGAGATGGAGATGGCACTACCACTCCACCATTAAACGGAGATGAAACCACTCCTTATCAAGATGTAGATTACACGCCTATTAATATTAGTTATCCTGGTTATATTCCTAGAGATTATATTGCGCCAGGCGTTAGTTATTCACCTGAGAACCCTCAAGGTTATACGGCGTTTGACCAACCACCTTATGAGCCGTATGTTTACAACCCGCCACCAGTACAGTCATATATGGATGGGCCACCATTGATTTATGAGCCGTTTAGCACTTTGCCATCTGTTTATGAGGCCATTAACTCATTGTCAAAAAAACCAAAAGGCTATCAACCACTGAGTCTTGGCAATATTCAATTTATTTTAAACAACATAGGAAAAAATTATGGCAACGGATAAAGATATTCTCGAATCCAATGAGGCTGAACTAATACTCGAATCAGAGGTCTTTAAAAAAGCAATAAAACAACTGCATGATGAATATGTGCAAATGTGGATTAATTCCGAACCAAATGAAGATGGTTTTAGAGAGTTGATTCATGGTGCTGTCAAAGTTATTCCTGAGATTGAAAAACACCTCAGAATAATTGTTGAAAAAGGCAAGATTACCAGGGCTAATTTGAACCGATTACGCAAAGTAATTTAACCTTTTATTGCTTTACAAATACCAAGGGGTTAAAATCGGTCTAATTATTCATTAATTTTTACCAAGGATAATAATATGACCAACACGGCAAAGCCATTGGATTTACAAACAAATATGGACGAGGCTGTAACCTCACTTGAGAAATTTCTGGATCCTGTAGAGGACAAGCCAGAAGAGGCTCAAGCAGAATTACAAGCCGATGAAACTGTTGAAGAGGAAGTTGACCAGGAGGAAGAACTCCAAGCTGATGACCTTGAAGAAACAGAAGAAACTGAAACTCTTGACGATGAACAAGATGAGCTAGAGGAAGTTGATGAACCGCAAGTATACGCTGTTAAAATAAACGGCGAAGATGTTGAGGTTACCATCGATGAACTTCAAAACTCGTATTCAAGACAAGCTGATTACACTCGTAAGACTCAAGAACTCGCACAACAGCGAAAGGCTGTAGAACAACAACAAAGCGAGGTTGCAAAAAACGAGACGATCTATAAGGAACTATTGCCCAGAATGGAATCCGCTCTAAAAGAGGGATTGGGTGATGAACCGGATTGGGACAACCTTTATTCTAGTGATCCTATTGGATACGTTCGAGAACGCGATTTATGGAATGAGAAACAACAGAAATTGCAAGCGGTTCAGGGTGAACAGCAACGCCTTCAAGAAGAGGCTAATGCTAAACACGCTGAACAAGTATCTGCTTATATGCAGTACGGAGACGAGCAATTACTAAAAAATCATGTTCCTGAGTGGAAGGATAAATCCATCGCACAAAAAGAAAAATTGGCGATTCGAGAACACGCGATAAATGATTTGGGATTTACAGCAGAGGAAATCAACCAAGTGTATGATTACCGATTGTTGTTAGGGTTAAGAAATAGCTGGATGCAAAATAAAACGCAAAAAGCTGTGAAGAAAAAACCCACCCAAAAGGCATCCGCTAGAAACAGAGTTGGAAAACCTGGCGCAGTCACTCGGAAAAACAGTAGCACTCCTTTAAAAAGATCGAAAAAGCGCTTGGCTAAAACTGGGGCTATCTCAGATGCGGCTAAAGTGTTTGAACAATTAATTTAACCTTTTAATTTCTGGTTTATCCAGAAAGGAGTCAAAAAATGGCGCAAGTAACAAACGCTTTTGACACTTATGAGGCTACGTCTGACAGAGAACAGTTATCTTCGATAATATACAATATCTCTCCACAGACCACGCCTATGTTGAGTGCCATTGGCAAAAATTCAGTGAAAGCAGTCACATTTGATTGGCAAACGGAAACACTACCAAGTGCATCTGGAACAGGTGAGATAGAAGGCTTTGAAATTTCAAGAGCCGCCACTACCGCAACTGTTCGTGAGTCAAATGTAGCTATGATTCAATCTAGGAATAGCACCGTCACCGGATCGCAACAAGCGAGTGATCCAGCGGGTGTAAAATCTCAGATTGCTCACTTCATGGCTTTAAATGCTAAAGCCCTAAAGAGAGACATGGAAACGGCGTTGACTGGTAACTACGCAAAAGTAGCTGGTTCTGCATCAGCAGCAAGGCAAACCCGATCTTTTGAGTCTTGGATTACATCCAACACTTCAAGAGGAACAAGTGGCGCTAACGGAAGCGCATCAGCAGCAGCTACAGACGGCACTCAACGCGCTCTCACAGAGGCATTACTAAAAACAGTCTTACAGACTGGATTTGGAAATGGTGCTGAAATGAGCATGGCGATTTGTGGCCCTTATAACAAAACTGTTATATCTGGGTTCACTGGTCGATCCAACGTTAGACAAGTCATTGAAACAGATACCGTAGAGGCATCTATTTCTTTGTACGCATCTGATTTTGGTGAGCTAAGAATCGTTCCTGATAACTTTAGTAGAGAACGATCTCTGCTCTTAGTTGATCCCAACTATGCAGCAGTGTCATATCTCAGAGACTTTGAATCTGTGGATATTTCTACTGTTGGTGACGCGATTACCAAAATGCTGGTCGTTGAATACGGACTACAAATGAGCAACGAAGCTGCTCATGGAATAGTCGCTGATTTAAACACTAGCTAATGTAGTGATGAGAGGGGTTGAAATGATATATACCCCTCTCAATTTTTTAAGATGACAATAAAACGAACAACACTTGATTTGACTAAAACGCTCAAATCAGAATTTATAACCCAGGATGATAAAACCATTTATCACACAGCTCAGAATGTACGCCCTGTGATAGAACACGCCAGAGCATTAAGAGAATTAGAACCAGGCAAAACCTTTAGACACGCGGCTGAAATACCCAAGGTGATTTGGAATAAAGCCTTGAGAGAAGGTTGGCACAATGACAAGAAAGCCTGGAAAAAATGGTTGAATGATCCTGATAATAGAGCCTTTAGAGTTTGGCAAGGAAGAATATGACCTATAGTGAATTAAAAACGGCAGTTGCCAATTATTTAAACAGAAGTGATCTCGACTCAATGATGGATACTTTTATCCAACAAACCGAGGCAGAGCTGAATCGAAAGCTCAGAACCAAAGACATGATTAAACGAGCAACGGCCACCGCTGATGCTCAATATTTAACGCTACCGACAGACTGGTTAGAGGCAATTAATGTCGAAATTACATCCGGTACTTTTACCCCTCTTTTTCAACAATCCATCGAGAGCCTTGATACTTACAGGAAAGCCAATGACAACAGAACAGGTAAGCCGGTTTATTTTGCGCTGGTTGATGACACCATGGAATTATGCCCTACCCCTGATGGCTCTTATACGTTACAATTAACCTACTATTCAAAGATTACCGGATTGAGCAGTAGTAATACTTCAAACTTTGTCTCAACAACCTACCCTGATGTCTATTTATACGGCTGTTTAAGAACAGCATCGATATATCTTATGGAAGATGATCGTGCGGCTGGTTTTACCAACCTATTCGACAAGACATTAGAGGAAATGAGAATGGAACAACAACGAGCCGCCTTCGGCAAAGGATCATTGATCCCCAGGCGAAGGACTTACGGCAGAACCCAAAAACAGGTTGTTTATTGGGGCAATAATTAATTTTAATTAGAGGATTTTACTATGGCCGGTTTTAGCGATTATTTAGAAGATAAAGTATTAAACCATGTATTCGGCGGCACAGCTTACACAGCACCATCAACATTATATGTGGGATTATACACAGCCGCACCATCCGATTCAGGTGGTGGTACGGAAGTTACTGGCGGTTCTTATGCCAGGAAGAGTATGGCTGCAATGACAGTCTCAGGCACTTCGCCAACACAGGCAACCAATGGCGCAGCCGTTGAGTTTGTCACCGCTACTGGTTCTTGGGGTACAGTGACTCATTGTGGAGTCTTTGACGCAGTATCAAGTGGCAATCTACTTGGTTGGGCGGCACTAACCGCATCCAAAGCAGTCGCATCAGGAGATGTATTCAGATTTGATGCGGGTGATCTCGATATAACTTTGGCGTAATAACATGGCCTCCATTGGCTATGGTCAGTATAACTATTCTAAGGGTGCTTTTGGCAACCCTCAGTATGAGTTTGCTGTTGCATCAATAGATGAAGTTTCAGGTCTAACCGCCTCTGCTAGTCTTACCCTTAAAGCGGTTGCAAGCATAGATCAAACATCAGGATTTACCTCTGCTGGTACTATAGTCTTTCCGGCATCGGCAACTATCGCTCAAACCAGTGGCTTTACCTCAACAGCAGAAGTGGTCAAACTTGGTGCTGCCACCATAGCCCAGACATCAGGCTTTACCGCAACCGGCACTCAAATTGACAAAGGTGAGGCCAGTATTGACCAAACCTCTGGGTTCACCGCAACTGCCGAGGTCGTTAAATTAGGCGTTGCCAGCATTGATCAAACATCTGGATTCACAGCCACAGGCTTAATTATTCTTGATGGCGTAGCCAGTATTGATCAAGTCAGTGCAATGACAGCAAGCGGAGTACGCATTGCTTTAGGCGCTGCCAGCATTGACCAAGTGAGCGCCTTTAATGCAACTGCGGAGATGGTTATTAGTGGTGTAGCGACCATTGCAGAAGTTAGCTCAATGACGGCACTTGGCGGCATTATTTATTATGGTGAAAGTACGATTAGTCAAGTTAGTGGTTTTTCTGCATTAGGTAGTTTAAAATGGGAACCAGACGTGCCAAGCACTACTTCTTACACTGATGTAGTCAATCCAAGCACAACATGGACTGATCAGTCTCCTGATTCAACAACCTGGACAGATATAGCAGCTTGAAAAGGCTGTTAATTAACATTTGCATATATATAGGAAAAAATTATGGCAGATACAACAACGACTAATTTGTCTTTGACAAAACCAGAAGTCGGAGCCTCAACTGACACTTGGGGTACAAAGCTTAGATATTGAGCCGTATTAGAGTAATCTAATAATGAAAACTCGGTGAATTGCTGGGAACTCCTAACGAACTAAGACGAGGACAATCAGCACCCAAGCCAACGAAAGGTATTAAAGTAGTTGGAAGGATCAACGACTAGGGAGTGAGAAACCAATCAATAATCTCCCCAAGAGTGCCGAGCAACCCACAGGGTTGATGATATAGTCTGAACTTATAGGAAACTATAAGAAGTAAATCATAAACAGATTTACGGTAACAAATTGAATACCGACATGGATCTAATCGATGCTTGTTTTTCAAGCACCGGTACATCAGTTGCTCTAAACATTGACGGCGCTGTAATTGACTCAAGCCCGATTGGGGCGACGACGCCTTCAACGGGTGCTTTCTCTACATTGTCTGCGAGCGGTGCTTTAGACCTTAATGGTGCTGTTCAGCTTGATGCCACTTTAACAGTAGGCGTTAATGACACTGGCTATGACGTTAAATTCTTTGGTGCTACTGCTGGAGCTTATATGCTTTGGGACGAATCGGCTGATGACTTAATTCTTGGTGGTGCCGGTGGGTTATCTGTAGCGGGTGCATCAACTCTGACAGGTGTTGCAACTCTGACAGGAGGATTCACTGCAAGTGCGGCATCGACAATTACTACAGCAGATAATTTAGACACACTTTCTCTTATCTCTACTGATGCTGATGCTGGTGCTGGCCCAAATCTCAGACTATATAGAAATTCAGGTTCACCAGCAGATGGTGACTCAATAGGTAAGATTCAATTTGAAGGTAGAAACGACAACTCGCAAGATGTGGTTTATGCTGAATTGTTCGGTGAAACTTACGATGTCTCAGATGGCACAGAAGATGGTCGTTTCTTTATAAAAACAATGGTTGGCGGTACATCTACAGATAGAATGTATATGAATTTCAATGAAACTGTTTTCAACGAAGGATCAGTAGATTTAGACTTCAGAGTCGAGAGCAATGGCAACGCCAATATGCTCTTTGTTGATGGTGGTGCTAATGCGGTTGGTATTGGTACTGCATCGCCCACACAAGAATTACACATTGCGACAACAGAGGGCGCGACAGGCGATGTTACATTGGTTTTGGACACAGGATCAGGTTCTTCTGCTGGTCAAGATGCGGTTATTCAAACATATAGGGGAAATGCTGATCTTCTCTTTTTAATGGGTTCATCGGAAAAAATGAGAATAGACTCATCGGGCGATGTTGGAATCGGCACCGCAAGTCCAAGTGCCTTGTTAAGTTTAAATAAGACTTATGATAATGCTGCCTTTGTAATTAGTGATGATTCAAGTGCTGGAGATTATGTAACTTTTCAAATAAAAGGTGGTCAATACAATGGCGGTGTAAACAAGATAGAAGCCATAAACACAACTTCTTTGGCTTTTGCTACTGGTGGCGGAACGGAAGCAATGAGAATAGACACATCGGGCAATGTTGGAATTGGTACTGCAAGCCCAAATACTAAATTACACGCAGCTACAGGCAGTAATGGTTCTGGTCTTGTTGATGTAGCAAGATTTCAAAATACAGGAACTACTGCAAATGATGGAGCTAGAATACAACTAACAGCAGGTACTTCTACCTCTGGTGCAGGAATTGGTTGTTTAGGAGATGCTTTAAATTCTGCTCATTTAGTATTTCATGCTGGTGGTAATACAGAACGCATGAGACTAGACTCATCGGGGCGGTTGTTGGTGGGTGCAACATCAGGCAATCAACGACTTCATGTTACTGATAATGCTAATGATAACACTGTCTGTAAAATACAGAATAGTGGTAACAGCACACCTTATGGGATGGCTATAGAGTTTAATGGTGCGGCACCCGATGACAATACTCGTTATTTTCTAAAATGTGCAGATACAGGCGCAGACCGCATGAAAATCTACAGTGATGGTGATGTTTGGACAGCCGATGCTGGAACATTAACGTCTGATAGAAGTTTAAAAACTGATATTGCAGATGCAACCTCAAAACTTGCTGACATCAATCAACTACAAGTCAAAAACTTTAAGTGGATTCCAGAGTATCATCCAAATAAACAAAACAAAAACATAGGCTTTATTGCTGATGAATTTGAAACAGTGTTTCCTTCTTTGGTCACTGAGCATGAAAACCCGTTAAAGGATGAAGATGGAATTGTCAAATCAATCAGATATGGTGCATTGATTCCAATATTGGTCAAAGCAATACAAGAACTCTCAGCAGAAGTTGAGCAATTAAAACAACAAGCACATGAAAAGTGCGATAACTAAAAGAGGAAAATTAAATGGCTAATACTTACGCATGGGATTGTAAAACAGTTGACGTATATCCCACTTACGAATCTGAAAGCGATGTAGTCTACAATGTTCACTGGCGTTTAAATGCGACTAGCGATCAAGACGATGCTGAAGGCAATCCGTATGCTGCAAGTGTCTATGGCACGCAATCTATATCACTAGAAGATATAGGCACTGACTTTATCCCTTTCGCTGATTTGACTGAATCTGACACAGAAGGCTGGACTGAAACAGCTATAGGCGAAGATGGGGTGCAAGCAATGAAAGATGGTCTTGACTCAGCGATTGATGAAGAAATAACGCCAACGACTGAGACTAAAACGATAGGCGAATAATATGGCCCTTGTAAGTGTCACCCCTCCTCCTGGCGTTATTACCAATGGCACTGATTATGCCAACAAAGGTCGTTGGGTTGATTCAAACCTGATTCGCTTTCAAGACGGTGTTTTGAAAAACATTGGCGGTTGGTCATTATTAAAATCCACAGCATTGACTGGATCACCGATTGGTATGTTTGCCTGGAAGGATAATTCCGGTAATAACCTTTTAGCTGTCGGCACCAGGGAAAAAGTTTATGTCTATTATGATAAAACGCTGACTTGGTACGATATTACGCCGACCTCGTTCATCACTCCAAAATCTCAAGATCCTCTTGGTTTCGGGGCATTTACTTACGGATCAGAGGATTACGGTGATGCCAGGTCTCAATCTGGATTGTCATTTGCCAAACACTCCTACTCTTTTGATAATTGGGGTGAGTGGTTGATCTTTTGCTGTTCCAGTGATGGGAAAATTTATAGGTTCAGACCAGACTCAGGCAGTGGTTCGCCGGATGCTGCTGGCACAGCGCTAACCAATGCACCCACTGATTGTTCGGCAGTTTTGGTGAGTAATGAGCGACATATTGTTGCTTTAGGCGCGGGCGGCGACCCCAGAAAAATACAATGGTCATCAAGAGAAAATTCAACCTTGTGGACAGCAGCCAGTACCAATACTGCGGGTGATTTACAGGTACCAACCACCTCTGATTTGTTAGCTGGCATCAAGTGGCAAACAGACATCATTTTATTTACATCGAGTGGGATTGCCAAGCTCTATTATTCCGGCCAACCTTTCGTTTATGGCGTGTCTGATGCTGGCACCAACTGTAAGGCCATCTCAGCAAGAACCATTGTGCAAGCTGGTAATTTCTTGGCTTGGTTAGGTGAGAAATCAATTTTTGTCTATGACGGTTCAGTTAGGGAAATTCCATGTACGGTTTCAGATTTTATTTTTGATAACATTAATAAACAATATTCAGGTGCGGTCTGTGGTGGACACAACAGCTCGTTTAATGAGATTTGGTGGTTTTTTCCAAGCGGCGAGAGTAAGGTGCCAAACAAGTATATAACCTGGAACTATTTGGAAAAAGTGTTTGCTGTTGGCACTCTTAATCGAGGCTGTTACATTGATGAAGGTGTTTGGGATTATCCGATTGCTTGTGATGAAAATGGTTATGTATTCAAGCACGAAACCGGCAATCTGTTTAACAGTTATAACCTTGGATCCTCTCAACCTTATGCAACCAGCGGCGCTATACAAATAGCTAATGGCGACCAGTATGTGCAGTGTAATCAAATCATTCCAGACAGTGAGGCTAACACCCTACCTGGTGTTACTTTAAGTTTTAAAGGTCGGTTTACCCCTTTGGGTGCGGAAACGGATTTTGGCTCATTTACCTTTGAGGCAGACGGTTATACCGATGCGAGATTCAGCTCTAGGCAAGTGATGTTGACTGTGACCGGTGATACCAACCAGGACTTTAGTTTAGGCAACATTAGATTGGATGTTAGAAACAGAGGAAGGAGATAATGGCTAGACAAGCCTTAACGCGACCAGGTGTTGAATACAACCGAGGCTATATGAATAACCTGGTCAGTGAAATAGAAAACAGAGACGGTCTATCATTTAAAGCCGGAGAAAGGATTGAAGTAAACGGTTTTGATAGCACCCAATTAATATTAGTGGCACCCGATGGAACCAAGTACAAACTCAGCGTTGACAACTCAGGCAACCTTGCCACCACCGCAGTCGTTTAGACAAGAGTGGGAAGTGCAATGGCAATGGTGTAAGCCATTGATTGAAACGTGCTTAAAATATCAAGAGGAATACTGTATTATGGATATTTATGAAGGCATAGCAACAGGTAAGCTGATGTTATGGCCTCATCCGATAAGTCAAAAATCCGTCATCGTGACGGAACTGATTGAATTCCCACAATATCGAGCCATGAACCTATTGTTCTTGGCTGGCAATATGTCAGATTGTGAGGATATTCTCGAAGCAGTCACCAAATTTGCTCGTATCGCTGAATGTAAAAAGCTCTACGGAGGCGGGAGGATTGGGTGGCAGCGATACGCAAAAAAACATGGATTTAAGAAAGAAAGGATTATAAGCAAAACATTATGAGCAAAGGCGCAACAACATCAGCAACATCTCTTGACCCACAACTCAAGGAAAAATATTTACAAGCCTACTCTGGTATTCAATCAGCAGCAGAAATTCCGTTTACACCCTACACCGGTGATTTGGTTAGTGGATTTAACCCAGACCAATTAGACACCTTTGCAGCCACCAGAGGTATGTTTGGCGATGCCATGGGTTACAACCCCAGGGCTGAATTGGCGGGCATGGCGACAGGGCCATTGGACATTGCTCAATATCAAAATCCTTACCAGGAACAAGTTATTGATGCAGCGATTAATGATTTAGACAGAGCCAGGCAAATACAAATTGCGGACAGTCAAGATAGAGCTATTGGTGCTGGTGCCTTTGGTGGATCCAGATCAGCTATACTTGAAGGAGACGCTGATCGTGGTTATTACGATGCCGTAGGTAGAACTGCTGCACAACTTCGTTCACAGGGTTTTGACACGGCTGCCGGTTTAGGTATGCAAGACAGAGGTTTTAGAGCTGGACTGCAAGGCGGTCTTTTAGGTGATCAATACCAAACATTAGGCTTACTCGGCGGCATTGGCGGTCAACAACAAGGTCTTGGTCAATCAGGATTAGATGCGACTTATGGACAATTCGGTAGAGCTGTGGATTATCCTCTCAGACAAGCCGGTTTGTTATCAAGTGCAATCTCAGGATTGCCGTTTGAAGGTCAAACGACACAACGTAAGAAAACAGGCTTTGGTGATGTTCTCGGTGGATTGTTTGGATTAGGTACTGCAATGGCGATGGGTCAAACAGGGCCATTTGGACAAGGAAATATTTGGGGGCCAAGTTAAATGGCTTACCAACCCTGGAAACCTAAAACTGTTGCTGAGATCATGCAGATGATGACTCAAGGCGCTCAACAACCAGGTCTTAATACTCAAACGCCTGGTTATTTTGGTCAGATTAATATGCCGGTACAAACTGGCCCAGGGTCAGGTTATAACCCAAGAAACATATTGCCCAACCCACCACCACAGCAACCACCACCACCAGCCAACGTAACACCCAAGAACCAAAAGGCAGCAATCATTATGGGTGCTTTATCCGATATATTCAGAGGACAAGACACAACGCAGAATACGCTTGCCAGGCAACAGCAAATGGTGGCTATGGATGCACAGAGAAAGGCACAGGAAAGATTTGATGCGGCTTATGCGGCAGCCAATCCACAGATGCAAGCAATTATGGGTCGATATTCACCTGAACAGTGGACACAAATACAAGGGCAAGTAGATATTGCAGCGTTGCAACCTACAAAACAGCCAAGCATCATACAAGAGTATGAATATTTAAGAGAACAGATGCCTGGTTTAACGCTTGAAGATTTTTATTCAATGAAAAAGTCATCAACGAATATCAATATGAATCAAGGCAACAGAATGTGGGATTTCAGTTTAGATAACCTTCAAAAAGACATGGATGCGGTTGATGCAAAAAAAGAGTTAATTGACAGGGTTGGGCCAGCACATGAATTATTGTTATCTGGCGATGTTGAAACAGGTTGGTTCACAGAGAAAACACTGCCTTATATTCAGGCTTTTAAATCAATGGGCTTTGATGTCGGTGAAAATGTTGGCGAGCAAGAATTTGTTTTAGCCACTTCAGCATGGTTAGTGCCAAAAATGAGAGAGAAAGGATCGGGTTCTACATCAGACACTGAAATTGTTATGTTTGAGAAAGCCGCTCCGTCTTTTGGTAAAACAACCGATGGTAATTTAATTCTCATGGGAACAATGTTGCAAACCGCAGAACGAGATGCCGAGCTTGTTAGATTAAAGGAGGATTATATTTTAGCTAACAATGGAAATGTTTTTGGCTTTGGTAATTATTTAGATCAACTTGCACAAGAGGGTAAAGATCCAAAAATATATGAACGGTTTGGCAACACAAATGATGTTGTGACCGCTTTTGGAAACAAACAAATCAAAGACGGCGAAGTTATTATAATGGGTGGAAAACTTATCGTCTTTAGAGAAGACGACATTATTTAATCATGGCCGAATACATACCAGGAATCAGTAAACAAAAAAGTTCTGATGTCGGCGGAGTCAGAGATTATGCTCGTGCTACATTAGGACAAGGACTAGCTTTTGGCTTTGGTGATGAAGCAGAAGCGTTTATTAAATCACTGGTCAGTGATAAAGAATATGACGAAATAGTTAGTGAGGTTAGGGCTGACATAAACAGATTCAGAGAAGAACAGCCTGTCGCAGCTTATGGTGCTGAAATAGGCGGCGCATTACTTCCAGCCATTTTTTCAGGCGGCACAACACTCGCGGCAAGAGGTGGTTTAGCTGGCGCACAAACCGCAGCGAGAACAATAAAGCCTGTTACAAGCGCAATCAAAGCCAATCCAATCAAATCTGCAACAGCGCAAGGCGCACTATATGGTGCGGGAACAGGCGAAGGGGGTGTGGTTGATCGTTTACCTGGTGCTGTTATTGGTGGAGGATTGGGTGGGTCGGCTACTGGTGTGCTAAGTAAGGTTTTGCCCAGAGTCACCCCAAGCGCAAGAAAATTATTAGAAGAGGATGTGCCACTAACGCCTGGACAAGCCATGGGTGGAAAAGAAGGCGGTATTATTGGCGGCGGAATTAAAGTTGGCGAAGAGGCTTTGTCAAGCGTTCCTGGAACAGGCGTTAATACAGCGCTAAGAAAGGGCCAAGAAGCGTTCAATAAACTTGGATTTAAGAAAGCAGTAGAAGGTATTAAGGGCATTGATATTAATTACAATTTGCCGGTCAACCGTTTGTATAAAAACGTCCAAAACCAATTAAGTAAAAAATACAAAGATATTGTGCCTAATTTAAAGATCCCAAACATACAATCACTTAGGAAAAAGATACTAAACGACCTAAACAGCTCTACTCTTGATTTCAAACAACGATCTGTAATTGTGAATAGATATTTAAAACCACTTGAGAATAGAAACCAACTTAAAGGCAAAGAGGTGCAAAAACTTTTACAAAAAATAAAGAGAGACATCAAGACAAAACAAAAATCACCAGACGTTAGTGTTATAGATGAGTCTGAGGTTTTGAAACAAATACAAGACCTAGTTAAAGGCAATACATCTGGGATCAAACAGCTCAATCAACTAGACAATGCTTATCAGCAAGTGCAAACATTGGGCGATGCTGCGATAAAATCAGCCGATGAACTATATACACCAGCACAACTGAGATCAGCAGTCAGGGGCGCAGACCAATCAAGGGGAAAAATACAATTCAAAAGAGGTGATGCAAAATTACAAGATTTCTCTGAAACATCACAAGATGTATTAGGAAGAATGTTGCCTGACAGCGGATCAGCAACTAGAGGATTTGCTGGATATGGATTATTAGGTGGAACAGGGGCAGTAGGCGGAACACCTGGGTCACTAGGATTGGCAGCTTATTTGGGGCTATTGCAAAATCCCTATACTAATATTGCATTGAGGGAAGGTATTGATTTAACGAGTCAGGGCATACAAAAAACAGTGCCGTATGCAAGCGGTCAAGCCAGTGGCCTTTTTGGAAACTAAATCAAAAACAAACAAGCCGTCTGAATCAATAACCCAATAAAAGCCACTCGATACATAAACTTGTATCGATCAATCTCATTAATCAAATTGTCGCGTTCCTTTTGACTCATTCATGGTTTT